TGCAAAGAATGTTTGGGCAGTTGAAATGCCAACCTTTGTTGATTACCAACAACCAAGTCGTAAGCAAAACAAAAAAAATGAAGTAAGCGAGATGGATGATGAATTCCACACAGGTAAATTCAGAACTTGAGGAACTTAAACGTCTAAGAAAAAAGACAATAAAAGTTTATGGCCCTCCTGGGACAGGAAAGACTTATACATTGATAGAGCGTATTTTAAAAAAACATTTACGATTGGGAACCAATCCACAAGATATTGCTTTTATTTCATTTACCAATAAAGCGGTTAACACGGCAAGAGATCGAGCCATTGAAACTTTTCCTGATCTATCGACAGAAGACTTTAAAAAGTTTTCTACCTTACACAGCTATTGTAGAAAGTTTTTTCAAGAAGAAATCTTTGATCAAAGAAATTGTTTAATTGATTTCGCATTACAAGAAAAGTTTTTAAAAACATCGGATACAAGATTAGCGGATGATGATTTTTTATACAAGGATTGGTCACTCGGTATTTACGATAAAGCCAGAAACATGATGAAGGATCCAGAACTTGTTTTTAAAGAAGAGAGTTATAAGAAAGATAACTTAGAGATTTTTAAAAGAAAGATATCAACTTACGAACATTATAAAAAAGATTCGTTTATTGATTTTACCGATATGATTGAAAGAGCTATTCGAGAAATAAACTTTGGTAGATTAGAGATATTGATATTAGATGAAGCTCAAGATTTTACCCCTTTACAATGGTCAGTTATATTTAAGATCGCAAAACAAGCTAAGAAGATTTATTTAGCTGGAGATGATGATCAAGCCATCTATCGCTGGAATGGCGCTGACCCCAAATACTTTACAGAATACTTTCCAGGAAAAAAGATTGTCCTTAGAAAGACAAGAAGATTTGGAAAAGCTATCTATGAGTTCTCACAAATTATCAGACGAGGCATTATTGATTCAATTGAAAAGGATTTTAGTCCATTAGATAAGGATGGAGATATTAAAAGATACCTAAGTTTTAATCAGATTAACTTTAAAGATGAGGGGTCATGGTACATCATTGCTAGGGTCAATCGGGTCGTCAATGAGCTCAGAGGCAAGGCAAAAGACGCAGGATTGTACTTTATGGATAATAAGGGCAATAAATCGTTCTCAGAACGCCAATGGAGGGCCATACAGGCATGGCATAAGGTATCTAAGGGGGAAAGTATCAATAAGGCCGAAGCAGAGAATATGTACCGCTATATAAGGCAATTAAAGGATATTGACTATGGATCTGAGAAATTCTGGAGAAACGAACCTGACTATAAAACCTATAAATTCAATGACTTAGTAGAATGGTGCGGTTTAGAGATGAGTGAAGAAGAGGGTAAGAAGAAATGGTGGTGGATATTAAGAAAGAATTTTACACCCAGACAAAAGATTTATTTCATGCGATTACTTAAAAGATATGGAACTGATCAACTCAATAAAGAACCTAATATTATCATTGATACCATTCATTCCGTCAAAGGTGGTGAGGCAGATCATGTTGTCATCCATTCCAAAGCAGACTATGCATCAGATTATAGAAGAAAAAATAAAAAAGAAAAAACAGATGAGAATAGAGTTTATTATACAGGCGCAACAAGAGCAAAGCGCAAATTACATTTACTGGCTTCAGATGATAGATACAACTATCCGCTTGGAGAAAAATACTTAACATACTTAATAGAGGAGAAAAAATGAGCAGTGCAGATAACTTTGCAAAATTCTATCCAGAAGATAGACAAGAAGGTGGAGAACATTACAAAATGGAAATACAACCTTGGGAATTTATAACCACCAATAATCTTTCATACTTTCAAGGCAACGTGATTAAATATGTTGTCAGATATCAAAAGAAAAATGGTATAGAAGACCTTAATAAAATAATTCACTATTGCGAATTAGAAATTAAAAGACTTAGAGATAGTTGGGATAAGTTTTAATTTTTATGCAAGATATAACTCATATCTATTGGATTGTTTTTTTTGGTTTAATTATTATTGGTTTTGTTTGGTTTAATCATGAATAGAAAAGAATACTTGAAAAAATATTATTTAGATAATAAAGAAAAGTATAATGCACAATCTAAAAAATTCTATGAAGATAATAGAAATCGATGTTTAATGTTAAATGAAGAGTGGAGAATCATTAACAAAGATTATATAAAAAATTATAAACGACAATGGTACCTGAAAAAAAGAAAAAAAGAGGCGGAGGTTGGAATGCCGCCAAGTGCAGAGCAAAACTTAGCAAACAAGTTTTGCGAGGACACTATGAATGGTGCAAGAAGGAAGGAAGAGATATAAGTTGGTATGACAGGACTTCAACTCGCAATGAACTTTAAAAAGTCTATCTGGTCACAACCTTTAGAGTTTAAAGATTTATCTGGATACTCTGAAATTGCCATTGACTTAGAAACAAGAGACGATGGTATCACGAATGGATTAGGTGCAGGTTGGGCCACCAAGAGTGGTAAGGTTATTGGCTTTGCTGTCGCGGTAGAAGGTTGGCAAGGTTATTATCCTTTTGGCCATGCAGGGGGAGGTAACATGATTGAAGATCAAGTGGTTCAATACATGAAAGATGTATGTGCATTACCTTCAAGAAAAATATTTCATAACGCACAATACGATGTCGGTTGGTTAAGAGCCATGGATATTAAAATTAATGGAGAGATTGTTGATACGATGATTGCTGCGGCGATCATTGATGAGAATAGATGGAGTTATTCTTTAAATGCTTTATCTAAAGATTATTTAGGCGAACTTAAAGCAGAAACAGATTTACAAGAAGCGGCCAAAGATCATGGGGTTGATGCAAAAGCGGAGATGTGGAAGTTACCGAGTGAGTATGTCGGTTTCTACGCGGAACAAGATGCACGGCTCACGCTCCTTCTATGGCAAAGATTTAAACATGAAATCCAATCGCAATCCTTACAAACGATTTGGGACTTAGAAAAAAACTTACTTCCTATCTTAATTGAAATGAGAGAAAGAGGAGTAAGAGTTAATTTAGAAAGAGCGGAATCATTAAAACTAGAATTTGTGGAACAAGAAAAGCAGCTAATGCAAAAAATAAAAGCATTAACAGGAAAAGATATAGATATTTGGGCGGCACGACAGATCGCAGGTGCTTTTGATAAACTCGGCATAGAATATCCAAGAACTGAGAAAACAAAAGAACCTTCCTTTACACAAAATTATTTAGTTAATTCTCCCCACGAGATATCTAAGCTTATCGTACAGGCACGAGAAATCAATAAGTTCCGTGGAACTTTTTTAGAATCAATTTTAAAATACAATCACAATGGGAGGATACATGCAGAAATTAATCAATTACGTTCTGATAATGGGGGTACTGTTTCTGGTAGGCTGTCTATGTCTAACCCTAACTTACAACAGTTACCAGCAAAGAATAAACAATTTGGTAGTAAAATCAGAGGCTTATTTTTACCAGAAGAAAATCATAAGTGGGGATCCTTTGACTACTCACAGCAAGAACCAAGAATGGTTGTCCATTATGCTTCTTCCATCGGGGAAGGTTATGAAGGATCATTAGAACTTGTTGAAGCTTATGAAAATGCTTCAGCCGACTTTCACCAAACCGTAGCTGATCTTGTGGGAATTGATCGTAAACAAGCAAAAACCATTGGTTTAGGTCTAATGTATGGAATGGGTAAAAACAAATTAGCCAATAGTTTAGGTTTATCTTTTGATGAAGCCAATGTTGTGATTTCAAAATATAATCGTAAAGTCCCTTTTGTAAAACTTTTATCAGAGCGTTGTATGCAAAGAGCCAATGAAACAGGTGTGATCAGAACTAAGCTTGGAAGAAAATGTCGTTTTGATAAATGGGAGCCAAGAGATTTTGGTATTCATATTCCAGAAACCTTTGATAATGCAGTAGCTAAATATGGAAGAGATAATATTAAAAGAGCGTTTACTTACAAAGCCTTGAACCGATTAATTCAAGGAAGCGCAGCCGATCAAACGAAACAAGCGATTTTAAAATGTTATGAAGCGGGTCATTTACCGATTGTTCAAATCCATGATGAATTATGTTTCAACATTGAAGGTGATGAAGATATCAAACAAATACAAGAAGCTATGGAAACTTGCTTAGAATTTAAAGTTCCAAGTAAAGTTGATGTTGCGTTAGGGGAAGACTTTGGAGAAGCTAGTTAAACAAGAAGTTCCAGGGATTGGAACCGTCATACACCCTTGGTATAAAATATTTAATTCTAAATTAAGATTAGTTAAATTTGATGATGTTAAAATTGTTCATGGTTCACATAACGAATTTAAACAAACTATAAAAAGTAGTATTGAACAAAATGGTTTACTATGCCCAATGGTATTAGATCAAGATTATGTACTTCATAACGGAAACCACAGATTTAAAGTTTTAAAAAAATTAGGTGATGCTAGTTTATTTTATGTAGCAAACAATGATGCTGAAGTTAATTTTCTTTCAAGATTAAATGTAAGAGTTTGGGAGCTTCACCCAGAAGTGAATGATTTAGGTTTTTGTTTTGAAGGAAAGATGAGAAAGTATACTGAAAAATGTCTGCACCTATTTACCGATGTAAGACCTGTGGCTCCAAAGCCCACGTCGTAGAAAATAACTATAATTATTTTTGTGCACCTTGCGTTTTAAAAAGGGACAACATTCCTTACCGCTTAAAGCGATTTAAAAAAAAATATAAAAAACCTAGACTTTAACTTGCTAATGAAGCCGCTAGATTTTCTTCTAAAACTACACCTTTAATTTCCCTTTTTGCAGTATCATGATCAACAAAAATCATTTTCTTTCTGATCTCTTTGATCTCTTTTTCTATTGGGATTAAATCAAGGCAATAGCCTTTGTCGGCGTAGATGGAGTTCCATTCGGACTCTAACGCTATCTTTTGTGATAGCAACTTACTGTTTATTGGCATTGAGCTCCTCGTAAGTTATCAGCAGTAACTTTGGATCCGTTGTGCCTTCTTTTGAGACCTCAAAGTCCCTAGCCGATATTTTTTTATGAAATACAACTTGCGCATCTTGGTCATCTTGAGCTTGAAGATCGCATTTAATCAAGCTACCACAAGCTCTAGCCAAGAAACGATACGATTTCATGGGATAAGATTATTGTAAATTAAGACTATTGTCAAGGTGTTTGCAATTATTTGACAAGTATGGGAATATGGATATTACCCGAGTATGGATACATCTAAATGGAAATCAGTTGCCGTAAAGATTGACGATTACAAGTTATTAAAAGCTTTATGTCACAAACGATTTAGATCGCCAAACTCAATGATAACTAAGCTTGTGAATGATTATTGCGAGTTTAAAGCAAAAAAGCTTGGAATATCAGTAAATGAATATAAGAAAAGGTTAATACATGCAACGGACAAAACCAGAAATTAGCGATTTACATCTATCCTTACAGCTTTTATCTAAAAAGTTAACCGATGAAGAATATACTCTTGTCGCAGGAGCCATGTTTCAATTGTTCATGGGAGAGCGTTTTGGTTACTTAAACAGCATGGACGGAAGACTCTTAGATGATATTAAACTCATTCACAAATACAATAAACATAAGAAAATCAAGCAAAAAGCACAAATCTTAAAATTTAAAGTCATCAAAGGTGGCAAAAAGTAAAAAAGACACCTACAATAAACCTATGGACTACATAGGTGACATTGAAGAGAAGATGAAAGATCTGTCTGGACAACAGCTAAATAATTTCATAGAAACAATTCATGATGAGTACAAACACGCTGTTAAAGAAAAACAACCCCCCTATATAACGCTTTATTATCGTGATTTACTCTCCTTCCTTATTAAAACTTATGGGCACTAGGTTTTCTAAAACCTTTTTAGACCCAACCGCAAAAACTCCTGAAAAAAAATTATGGCAAGGTGTATTAGTAAACGCCATTGATGATTGTTGTCAAATGAGTCAAGACAGAAAAACGTCTATTTATAAAGCTGAAGCTTATTCATGGATATTAGATTATTCAAAAGATTTTAAAATTGTTTGTTATTTTGGTGGCTTTGACCCTTTGTCCGTGAAAGTTGACTTTGAAAGAGCGGTGAAAAGGGGTGATGTTTTATTTAGCGAAAGACAAATTGCATGGTCAAAGTATTATAGACAATTTTTGATTTATAAAAGAAACACGCACCACGAATCACGGCCTTACCATAGAAAGCGAATGGAACATTTAAGAGCTCACGTTGAAAGAGCAAGTTCTACAACGTTTATTTCAATGGTGACAGTTTCGTTACTGGCTTGATCCCATGTCTCCCATGCGTACATAATGCGTAAAAAAGGAGAATAACATCATGACAATATCATTAGAAGAAGCGATTAAAAAAGCCGTTAAAGATATGATTGATAATGAAGAAATCAGAGTAGAGATTGATGATGCTAATCAAATATATTTAACAACGGACAATGAAGACTTTGACGACGAAGACAGCGAAGAGATTGAGGAAGATTCGTCAGAAGACGAAGAAGAAGACGAAGAGTAAAATCCTCCATTATTATTACTTACAAAGTAAAATGGCCTAGAGATTTAAAACCTCTAGGCCACCCTAACAAAAGGAATTATAATGATAATATGATTAAACCATTTATAATTCATAATTATTATCGTAATCTATATTGATTGTCAAATTCGTGGTATCATGGGGCAATCAAGTGTCCAAAACCTAATCACCCCACGCTCGAGATGACTTACAACACGAAGTCATAAGTGCAGTGAAACAAAATAAAAGGGCTAAAAAGGTAAACCCAAAACTTTTGTTTCAAAGTCCGAAAACTCTTAATACTGTAAACATAATCCAAGCAACTAAAAATGCAAGGGGAATGAATACAAAACTTATTCTTAACCACCATTCAAAATCATTCATGCGTAAAAGGTTTTGTTCGTGGATTTTTATCTTTTGGCCAACGACACTTAATCTTCATTAATCGCTCATGACCCACGTCTCCCGAAACTATAATAATGTCATGACCATTTTCAACACCGAAAACATGATGACGAATGTAAGTAGGTATAGTAATTTCACTATCACCTTTTTGTTTATCCTTCTCCATATTTTCAAACGGGTGTCCTTTTTTTAATTTTGGCATTTATCTAATTTGATATTTTTATCTTTAATCCAGACATACGACCATGAAACTGAGCCGTCTGGTTTATTGAAACAAGCTTTCCCAAACTTAATTTCACGATCTTTAAAACCTGCACAACTTGTTAAAGTTAATGCAAGAATTGTTATAAATATTAAACGCATAATGCATAATCCTTTCGTTTGAGTTTAAATGCTTCGCTTATTGCGTCTTCCTCACAAAATTGTAAACCCACATCAAATTCTACTCCGTCAATGAATACATAAAATCTATGTTTATCGCTTTTATATTTTTCTATTTTAGCGACCCTAATTATCATTTAAAAATACTTGTTGGTTTAATGTTTAAAGCTTGAAGTAATTTTTCTAATGTCGTTAATCTGATATCTCTATTCTTATTAATGACGCGATATAAATTACCTTGATTAATTTTAACCTTATCGGCCAGTTGATAGTACGAAAGCTTCTCGCTCTCCATTTTTTGTTTAATATTGGTCTGTGCTTTTTCTGTTAATGTCATGTTATTATCCTCTCATGATGTCGTTTAACACTAAATGTAGTGTATGACAACCTAAAATTTGCTATATCTTGTATTTTTTCTTTTCCAAGAGCCAAATCTACTAGCTTTTTGATATCCTAGTAAGGTTATGAAATATCTATTTTGTCTATATTGTATTTCGCTTTTGTAAAAAGGGTCATTAAAATGATTCCATACGTCTTCTTTGGTATGAAACCAACCACACCAAAACTCACGTTCGGTATTATTGACTAAATTTTTTTCATGCAAACGAGCTAAGTACATCTCTTTTGGACATTCTTTTAATTCCCCGTAAGGCAATGATGATTTAATCTTTAGCATTTTTTATTTCCTCAACTTTCCATTCCATATTTTTGGTATTCCAAAAAAATGATTTTAAATACTTAAATACTTGTCCCTTACGAGATGTCAATTCTTCCAACTGACAATGCGTATTAAAGGTTATTGTTATTTTGTGATTTTTCATTAATTCTTCTTCACGAACTGCGGGTCATCATCAAGCATATAAGGGGCTCTTTCTTCGTCTAACATATCAAAAAAGCCTTCCTCAATATCTTTCCACTCCGCTTTGAGTTGTTTATCAGTGTAATTGGATAAACCATAATGGCCTGATCTCATAATTTTATGTACCCAATCAAAGTCCCCATTATCCATTCCACGCATTAAGCAATGCACGTCGTATAATGTGATACGTTCTAATAACGTTTCCCTATCTAATAAATGTCCTCGTTTATCTACTATCATGTTATATTCCTTCCTTTTTTATGTTTTCTGATTTAATATTTTCTGCACATTGTTTGGCGCTCTCAATATCAAGATAAGCGTTATAATCTGCGGCCATAAAATCATTCTGATTAAAGAAATGAAAAAACTCTTCAAATTTATAGGTATAAATTTTACCTGTTTTAAGTTCAACGGCGTAAATTCTCATTTAATCCCCCTCACTCTTTTTGATCTTCCATTTTCATCTTTTAAAAGCGTATAGGTGTTTTGGCCGTCAAAATAATAACCCACCACTTCCCATTTATGCTGTTTTTTCTTCATCATCTGCCTCTCTTGATTGTTTCCATGCGTCTTTAATCTCATGTTTAAGATCAACGAGCGCGTGGGGTTTATTTTCATTAAGCATATTAAGTAATATATCAGGCAACCAATCGACCCAATTATCTTCTAGCCAATAATTGAGTTCTTGCCTTGTTAGATTTTCATTCATTCTTCCCCCTTGTTGAATTGTAATCATACCAACCAATGCTTTCTAAATAATCAACGGCATTGTTCAGCGATTGTTTAACGTGCTTTGATTTAAACTCCACGTCTTCATCTACATGACAAGCCAACCACCCTAATAAAGTGCAAAGCTTATCTTCTCGTTCTGTTATGTTTGTTATCATTTAGTTCCTTTCTACTCCGATTGTTCCTATCCCCTCGATATTGGTAATAATTGCCCCTGCATTATTACCCTCATCATCTGCGCTTGGTGTTAAAATAACACCATTGCTTAAATGAATTTCACAAGGTTGATAATCCCAACCTAAGTATTCTTTTGAGTGCTTTGGGCTCAAGTATTCAACTTTTTTAATTGTTTGACCCACTAAAGCTTTTTTTAATTTATTCATAAATGCTTCGTTCATTTCATGACCTCTAAATCTTCAGGTTGTAAGTCTTCGGTTAAATACTCTAAAGGTTTAAACCTTACTCCGTCTTTAATCCGATATTTGATTGCGTTGCCGTCTTCGTCGCAAACAATGTCATTGTCTTCGTTCATGCCATAAAAAATAATGTCTTCTACGGCAAAGTGTGTCGCTTCATATTGTTTTTTCATTGTGATACCACCTTTAAGTTTTTTGAAAGTTTTTGTGCTTTAAACATAAATGTTTGAGGTTTTATCCAGTGAAGCCAATCTCCGACACTTGGGATAAATCCGCAATCTTCTTTAACGTGTTGTTCTCCGATTGCTAGTACAGATACCTTTTTTCCGTCTGAATTGGTTATGTATGACCCAAACAATTCTACGCATTGTTTAATCCCTAAACTGTGATGCTTTAATGCTCTATGCCTAAAATCAGGGAAATAAGATTTGGTATCATCAAACCATTCATGGATTTTGATATAATCTTCGACCTGACCGCCCCAATGTCTAACGCTTGATTGCGCGTGAATAACTGCGTTGGCCATTATATTTGACCCTCTTTTGAGATATCCTCATAGCTTTCATAACTTTCTGTGCCTTGCATATCCCATTTTCCTGATTTAATGTCCATGAGGAAATGTCCATTGACGTTAAACTCCCCCGCGAAACTGCCCCATTCTTCTAAGCATCTTGCATTGTCAAATATCTGATCGAGTTGTTCGGGAAATTTTAATTTTTCCGTTACTTGTTTTTCGATAAAATACTCAATCTCATTTTCAGTATGCTGATCGATTTTCCATAAAAAAACTTTTTTAGAAAATTCTGGAATAGGTATGACTTTGTCGTTTTCGTCTAAAAGTTCAACGTCATCAAAACCGCCCTCATCATGTCCACCCGAAAAATAAGCTTTGAGTTTATGTCCGCCTAATTTGATTAAATCATCTTTAATCGCGTCAAGAATTAATCTTGCATTAAGAAAATCATACTTTGTTGTTAACTCATCTCTAACTTTCCACCAGTCTGATCTCTCTTCTTTTATTTTAGAATAATCAAATTTTCCAATTATTCTTTTATCGTCAATGTATGACAATTTGTTGTTTATATTTAAGTACATAGTTCTAGTTCCTTGTTTCGTGTTTGTTGTTCCCTGACCCGTGAATTATGGTAGAGGTATATATGTTAAACAACCACGACCCACGGATCACGGGTCTGTTACCATCTTGCGACGATAACCTGTTATTGTATATAAGTACATCATTCATAATTACAAGTCCTAAACTCAAAAATATTGTCAAATTC